CCAAAGTTGCCGAAGAGAGCGCGACCCGGCAAGTAAACGCAATGCAGCGGATCATCGACAAGTCGATCAATCTGACCGCAGGGCGGAATCTGTTGTTGGTCGATCAGCCCCAGCAAAGCCTTAGCGGTTATGGGCTGTTGACCAACGGCGGCACCGCGCCGGCCGCACCGGTTACCCCGCGCAAAACGCCTCAGCAACTGGCTGAAGAGCAGATGGCGCAAATTGTTGCCGGCACCACGCCAAACAAGCCAACCAAAACCCCCAAGGGGCCAAGCGAAAAAGGCGAGCTGAACGCTGCATTGAGCGCCTTCGATGCTCTTTACAAAAAGGCGGACCCGGCGGCTCAGGCTGTTCGAGACCTGACCGAGGCCCAGGAGAAGCTGCAGCTCGCGCTTTCGAAGGGGAAGATTACGCAGGAGCAGTACGGTGTCGCGCTGGGCCAGGCATCAAGGGATTACGCCGCGGTCATCGCCAAGACAGGTGAGCTTTCCCAGGCCGAGCAATATCGGGCACAGATCCTCAAGCAGCTGCAGAACCAGCAAGATGCGGCCAATGCAGCGGCGGCAGCGGTGGGCATGGGATCCGAACGAGCAGGGCGCGAGCAAGAGCGCCTGAAGCTGGAGAAGGACACCAACGACCGGCTTCTACAGCTTCGCACTGAGCTGGCCAACGCTCAGGGCGAGAAGCAACGCAAAGCCCTGCAAGACCAGATCGACATCACAAGCGAACTGTACCCGCAGCAAGTCGCCATCATGAAAAATGGCTGGGCGCAGGTCGATGCGGCGCAAGCCAACTGGATGAATGGCATCACGGCCGGCTGGGATAACTACCAGGCCAAGGTGCAGGACGTTGCCGGGCAGACTCAAGCCATCATGACCGACTCGCTGGATACGATCACGTCCGGCTACGGTAGCGCATTCTCAAAAATGGCCCTGGATGGCCAGACCTTCGGCGAGGTTACGCGAGGCGTGTTCGATAGCTTGGCGCGATCCGTCCTCGATGGCCTGGGGCAGATGGCGGCTCAATGGCTGGTCAATCAGGGCATTCAGCTCGCGTTTGGGCAGACCGAGACGGCGCTGCATGTCGCCAAGATGGCGAGGATCGGGACAGAGACGGCTGCCGAGACGGCTAGCGTTGCAACCGTGACGACGGCAAAGGTCGCGGCTGACGGTATATCCACGGCCTCGTCTTTGGCAGCAACGGCTACCACTACCACGGCGCAAGTCGCGGCGGCCGGTACAACCCTCGCGTCTTGGCTGCCTGCAGCCCTGGTCGCGTCGATCGGCACCTTCGGCGCTGCAGCAGTCGTCGGCGGTGGCGCTCTTTTGGCGGCCTTCGCCCTGATCAAAGGCTTCTCCGGCGGCGGCTATACCGGTTCTGGCGGCGTCAATGAGCCGGCCGGCATCGTCCACAAGGGCGAGGTCGTATGGAGCCAGGCAGACATCAAGCGTTTCGGTGGTGTTGAGTCGGTCGAGGCCATGCGCCGGGGTGAGGCTATGCCGGCGGGCGTCAGTTCGTCAGGCAGCAGCACTTCAAAGTCTTCCGCTAGCACGACCAGCTCCGCGCCAAGCGAAAGGCCTCTGATCGTCAATCTTCATGAGGATGCAAGCCGGGCAGGACAGGTCAATCGCCGCCAGCTCACCGAGCAGGATGTGGTCGACATCTACGTGGCCAACATCCGCGGCGAGAAAGAAATGCACCAAGTAAACCAAGAGAAGTACGGCTTGCAGTCACAAGGTGTCTAATGCGTTAACATAGGGTCTCTTCAGAGGGACTGAATGGAGCCCCAATGAGCAACCCTATCAACATCGCCTACGCCTCGGTCGGCAACGACCTGTTCGTCGATACGATCGAGGCGACCTGTTCCGCGTGGGCGGCACCGATCCTCATCTGCTCCGGCTATGAGGATCGCGTCTGCGGCACGGAGGACGGGCGCACGCTCGTCTTTTTGAAGATGGCGGTGGAAGAGGCCCTGCCCGTGCGGGACAACAGCGGCTACCAGAACCTGAACATTGCTTTGGATAACACCGACGGCAAGGTGCAGGCGGCCATCGAACAGGCGCGTGCAGCATCGGCGCGCATCATTCTGACGAAGCGTCGCTACCTTGAAAGCAACCTGACCTACCCGGCAGAGCGCTATCGGCTGTCGGTGCTTAACCGGCAGTACGCCAACGACGTGGCCACGCTGACGTGCGGCATGTTCGACCTGCTGGGAACGGCTTTCCCGCGCAACAACCTGACTTCGGACAAAGCACCGGGGCTGATCTTCATATGAAGACCATCGCGGATTACCTGTCGGCACCTTATCGGGACGGCGCGCGCGGGCCGCTGGCGTTCGACTGCTACGGCCTGGTCAACGCGGTGCGGCACGAAGTGTTCGGCCTGCCGCTACTGCCAGCGCTGGGCGGTGTCGGCCGGGCCAAGCTGCGCGAGAACACCAAGGCCTACCGCGAGGTCAGCGCCGGTCTGGAAGAGTGCCAACCAGAGCCTGGCGCCATTGCCTCGGCACTGATTGGCGAGTTCCTGGATCACGTCGGCGTGGTTGTGTACCTGGACGGCCAGCTGAAGGTGCTCGACACCAATCCCGGAGGCCCCCGCATTCGCACTATTCGCGACTTCGAGCAGCGTTATCAACGAGTGGTGTACTACCGATGACTGTTGAATTCTTCCCGAACAAAATGGCCGGCTGCCAACCGCTGGCCACCTACACCACGCACGAACGCATGACGATCGAGGCCTGGCTCAAGGGCATGACGGAACACTACCAGCGTGCCCCAGTGCAGCCGGTCAGCGTCGAGCTCAATGGCGAATTGATCTGCCCGACGCTCTGGCACAAGGTCAAGTTCAAGCCGGCCGATCACGTCCAAATCTGGAACGAGCCGAAAGGCTCCGACCCGTTCACCATCACCGCCCTGCTGATTGTTGGCGCATTTGCCGCGAGCAAGATGCTCATGCCCAAGATGCCCGGCATGCCAGCCAATACCGGTGTCGCCCAAGGCAGCCCGCTCGACGAAGCCAGCGCCAAGGGCAACAAGGTCAAGCTCGGCGAACTGATTCGCAACGTCGCCGGGCATCAGAAGGTGTTCCCGTCGTACCTGGCTGAGCCGCGCACCTGGTTTGCCGCACCACGCGAAAAATGGGTGGAGATGCTGCTGTACGTCTCCGAAGGTGCGGTGGCACTTAGCAAGCTCAAGGTGGGCGAAACCCCGCTGATCTCTCTTGGTTCCGATGCTCAGGTGATGATCTACGCGCCCGGCGCCGACGTGTCAGCCGATACCGCCTCGATGCTGTGGTTTAACGCCAAGGAAGTCGGCGCGAGCTCGAGCGGCACGTCAGGGCTTGAATTGACCGTGTCGACCAACCTCACCCCGTCCGCCACGGCCTCGGCCTATCAGTTCAACGGCGACACGATCGCCATTCCGTCCGGCGCCGGAAGTTTCCCGGCAGACTGGGAAACCGGTCTGGTGATTCGTGCTCTGGCGCCCTACACCTACACCGTGGTCGATGGCGGCGCAGGCCGCGACATCGTGCAAGGTCCGCTGGAAATGCTCAGTCCTACCCCCGGCATGCTGATTGAAGTAGCCGGAGCGAACGCTGGCAACTACGTCGTCAACTCGTACACACCGTATGCTCCAGCGGTGCCGCCGACCTCTGGCACCGCCTCGACGATCCTCGGCTCAAGCATCCCGGCGCGCTATGACTTCGACGTGACCCCGCTGTCGGTCACCGTGACGCTGGGCGGCACGCCGTATGCGGTCAACCTGACGACGGCGACCACCGATCTTGCTGGACTGGTATCGGCTTTCAACACGGCCAAGGGTTCGGCGCCATTCCTGGCCAGCGCCTCGTCCGGCAAGTTGCTGATCACGCAGTTCGGCACCTTCGGCGGCGAAACCATGGTGGCCACCGGCGGCGCCGATATCCTCGGTTCCAGCCCGGTCAACACCACCGGCACAGCGGCAAGCGCCGGCATGCCCGAAGTCCCGGCACAGATGACCCTGGACTACGACGGCGGCGCACCGGTTGTTGGTTTGGCCCTCGGCTCTGGCTTGGCCACCATCGGCCCGCGCGGCCTGCGCTACCGGATCACGGCGTTCAGCACCTCGATCATGACCGTTGACCGGCTCACCGCGTCGGGCTCGGTGGATTCCGGATGGATTGGATTCAATCCAATGGAAACCGTAAACGGCTTGGTCACCCTCGATCCATCCAGTCTCGAGGGCGGCTATCGCGGCCCGTTCGCTTGCTCGCCAGAGAATGAAAAGGTCACGCGCATCGAGTACACCATCGCCTTCGACGGCCTGATCGGCATGGGCCGGAAAGGTGATGAATACACGATCTACTCGTCGCATCAGTTCGAGTGGCGAGACATGGATGTTGCCGGGGCGTGGACCGTCCGGACGCAAAGCGTTACCGGTCACTCGCGGGATGCGCAAGGCTTCACCTTTTGGTTCGATCTGCCCTACCCGATGCGGCCAGAAGGCAGGCTCAAGCGCCTACCCAAAGGCGGCGGTTCTAACAGCGCCGAGTGGATCGACAGCCCGAGATGGGAAAGTCTGCGTGGCTTGCGTCAGACGCGGCCGACCAGCTACCCGGGCATGACCGTGATGTCCGTCAAAATTCGCGGCGGTGATCGACTGTCTGCGCAATCGGAAAGCCAGATCAACGGCGAAGCAACCCGCGTGCTGCCGGTTCGCTCGGGCGGGGCTTGGCAGGCGCCGGTGGCCACCCGCGGCATCGTGCCCTGGTGCCTGCATGTCCTGAAGTCGCTGGGCTATGAAGACGGCGACATCGACCTGGAAGAGTGGGATCGGCTGGACCTGGTATTCAACGCCGCCGGCCAGTATTACGACGAGACCATCGACGACAACAGCACCGCCAAGGATCGGCTCAACGATGCGCTGGCTTGCGGCTTTGCCGAGCTGACCATCAAGAACGGCCTGGTCAGCCTGGTGCGCGACGAGCCGCGGGCGATATTCGATATCACCTACGGCCCGAAGACGCAGACCTACAGCCCGCAAAACATGACCAAGAAGCTCAGCATCGCCGGGCCGCTGACTTCGCTCAACGACATCGACGGCGTGGATGTCGAGTATTTCTCGAACATCACCTGGGCCTGGGAAACCGTGCCGTGCCGCTGGCCAGGCGATGCCGGCAACAAGGTCGAGAAGGTCAAGCTGCCGGGTGTGGGCGATCGCAACCGGGCGTATCAGTTCGGCATGCGCCGTCGCGGACACCAGAAGTTCCGGCAGGACACCTACACCTGGGAAACCGAACTGGCCGGCATGAACTCGGACTACCTGAGTTTCTGCGCGGTGGCCAGCGATACCCCGGGTCAATGCCAGAGCGCCGAGCTTGTCAGCGTGCAGGCGGTCAGTGGCGGCTTCGTGCTGGAGTCGTCGGAGCCGATCGACTGGTCAGCGCCCGAGATTTACAAAGTCGGCATCAGTCGTGCTGATGGCTCTCTCTCAGGTCCCTACCAGGGGACACAAATCGACGAATACCACGTCCAGGTCGCCGACCTCGACTTCGTACCCGACACCAGCATGAGCGGAAACATGAAGTTGCCCCAGTTGCTGATCGGGCCTTGGTCGAAGTGGGCCTACCCGGTCCTGGCCACGCGCTCCGACCCATCCAACGGCAACGTCGCGATGAAGGGCATGCCCTATGACGCCCGCGTTTACACCTACGACAGCGCCACGGCGCCATAAGGACGGCAAATGATCCCATACCCGGAAGGCCTGCCGTATCCGCTGCGCGACGGCTACGACATGAACACGACGGACCCGGCCGCTCACACCCCGCTGGCTAACGGTCAGATCATCTCGCGCCGCAGGTTCAGCAATGTTCCGACATTCCCGTCAGTCACCTGGGAAATGGACGACGGCCAGGCGCAGATTTTCATGGCCTGGCACCAGTACACCCTGAACGAAGGTGTCGAGTGGTTCGACTGTCCGCTCAAGACGCCGATCGGCATTGATACCTATCAAGCCAGATTCAAAGAGATGTACAGCGGGCCAACGCTGGTTGGGATTTCCCGCTGGCGCTTCCGGGCCGTCCTGCAACTGCTCAAGCGGCCAATCATCGACAAGGACTGGCTGATCTATGCCCCGGAATACGTCCTGCACTCCGACATCGTCGACATCGCCGTAAATCGTGACTGGCCAGAAGCATGACCGTGGCCCAACAAAAAACCAATTCGCCCATCGGGCTACGCATGCCTGGAGCTAACGCATGACAATTTACGCAACCGGCAACCCGGTCGGCTCGACCAACCCGAAAGACCTGAAGGATAACGCGCAGAATCTGGATTGGTTGATCCTTGGTCCGGCCGCCAGCTATCCAGACCGCCTCGGCGTCAACCGCCTGTCGTGGGCCGGCATCGAGGCGGCGTTTGCGGCAGCGCAGGCGGCGCGGTCGAGCGAGTACGCTGCAGACAAGTCGTATCGTGACGCGACGTACACTGCCGACAAGGCCTACCGCGACACCACGTTCTCTGCAGACCAAGCCTACCGGGTCACCCAGTTCAACGCATTTCTAGCGTCTAGCGGTTACGAAACGCCCGTTGATTACGTGGCTGGCATTTCGGTTACGCGCTCGACGCAAATCCTGAAGTACTTGGGCGAGCTGTACCGACCTAAGGTCGCGTCTTTGCCTTTTACTACCACCGTGTGGGCAACTGACGCAGCAAAGCTAATTGCTAACGGTGACAACTCGCTACGCCAAGATATGGCGAACATTGTTGCGGACCCGAGCAAGGGTTCGGCCTTGGTTGGCTACAAGCGCGCAGCGCTGGCTGACACGATAAAAACAGTCGGCCAGATGCTTTCCGTGCAAGCCTACAACGTATGGGAGTATGCGAACCTCATCACCGGCAAGCCAACAACCGACCCGGCCACATGGGACTGGGCGCCCGCCATCGTGGCTGCCTGGAATGCGACACCGATTGGCGGCTCCCTTGTTATTCCGATGGGGGTGCACATTGGTTCGGCCGTTACCCTGACAGACAAGGCGGTCAATCTGTTCTGCATGGGTCCGATCACGGTCGCTGATGGTAATTTTACGGCCCTGTACTTCGACGGCACGGCCAACGTGACCGAGTACCCGGGCACAATCCTGACTGGAATTACGGCATCAGACACGAAGCTGAGTTTCGTCCCGGGGATGGCGCCCGCGCTCAACCCAACGGATTACTACCTGGTCATCTACTCGCTTGAGGCCAACGTAAACAGGGTCAACGAGACGTACTACATCCCTTACAGCAAGCGGGAAACTCACGGGCTCAGCCACTATGACTGGTCGCTCCACGATCCAATCCTGTACACCTATGCTGATCTGTCGGGTGTCACCTTGCGGTTCATCAAGAAGGCCGACAGGACCAAGATCGTCGGCCTGACGCTGCAGGCAGACGCCAGTACAAACCGCTCCGCGCGCGATCTTCTGCGCACCCGCTGCAAGAGCTGCGTGGACTTCGAGGGCCTGCACATCAACAGCGCCCTGGCCAATCGCGCAGGGTTTGGCTTCGAAATCTACGAGTGTTTTGATTTCGTGCTCAACTCGCCTCGGGTATCTGGCTACAACGTAAGCGGGGTTGACTCGTACAAGATCAGAAGCTTCATGTCGGCGCACCTGGTCTTTAACAACTACATCGATGCCACTGACGCTGACCCCGTCTCGCCCAATACCAAAACAGAGCGCGCCTACGCCTCGATGTACAGCAACATGATCACCTTCAACAATTGCTTCCTGAATGGGATCGATGAGCACTACGGCAGTCGATACGTGATCAACGGCGGCAGTCTGTCCCATCGAGGTATCGGGTTTGCAGGGCGAGACGTGACGATCAACGGGACGAAGTTTACCGGCCCCGGCGTGCTATTCCAGCCCCGCGATGATTCACCATCTTGTCACGGCACGCTGCGCATTAATAATGTTGAGATAGACGCGGTTAGCCAGTTGATCCTGGGTGAAACAGGCATCATCACAGACCCGCTGGGGCGCACCACGCCGTTCAAAATGTTCGACCGGATACTTGTCGATGGAGTGGTAGTAAAAGGTGGTCTTCAGTCTTGGGAGAACATTATTTCGTTCCGCGGCATCCGCAACGCAACAACCTTCACTTCATCCAAGACCACATTGATTGATGTGCGCAACTTGAAGGTCTACAGCGAAAGAACCAACGTCAACCACAGCGTAATGCAGTTCGCGAGCATCTGGGTCGACACGGTTAACGCAGAAAACTGGGAGATCGCTGATAGCGCGGTTGCGTACCGGGGAGACATTCGATACCTGGGGCCAGCCTACGACGCTCTCAACATCGGCGAGCTGAAACTTTCCAACAGCCGAGCGACTGTTTACGGGATTCGGAACACGGCCAAGTTCACAATGCGCGGCGGTTCTCTGGCCGGTAGCGGTGAGAGCCTGCTGGTGGAGGGGGGCTTTGGTGCTGTGGCCGTATCGCTGAAAGGGGTTGAGCTGAACAAGCCCTTGGCAGAGTCGGTTCCAGTGGCCGGAGTAAACCCAACTTGGGATATTGTTGAGTGCACGATAAATGTTGCCCCTAGCAACTTGACCGGTCGAATTGCGCGAGGGCTTCGCAATAGCATAGCTCTCGGCGTGACCATTCCCGGAGCGCTGGTGGGCAAGCTGCGGGTGTACGAGGACGCCACCCTATTCGCGCCTACCACGATACTTGCAACCGGTTCGTGGACGATCCCGGCTATCGCGTCGGGGGCGTCCGCGTCTAACACCTTCACGGTCACAGGCGCAGCGTTCGGCGATCAAATTGACGTTTCGGTGTTCTCGGGAGCGCTTGTCGTATCGGCGCAGATAACTTCAGCCAACACGGTTACCGTAGTGATCGCCAACAACTCGGGGGCCTCGGTAACGCTCGGGGCTCAAACTCTGCGGTTCACCGTACGGAAAATCTAACGCCACACCCCCTTCCTGCTGTGCGGGGAGGGGGGGTTGGCTCAAAACATTAAGTTAATCGGCAGAGGACCTAGAAATGGCACTTCGAAAAGATATTGAGTTCCGCGGCGTGTAAGTGCCGGACACCTACATAAAAATCGCGACCACTACGATAGTAGAGGGTAACGAGTGGCTGGACTTTAGCGTGCATTACCTGGCCGACGGGGCGAATACACCGTTCAACAGTGTGAACGTGCAGTGTGCTTACTCCCTGCTTGGGGAAAACCCAATCAAGCAAGGCTATGAGTACCTAAAGACTCTGCCCGAGTTCGAAGGCTGCACCGACTGCTGACATTTAGCGGCTGACCAATAGCCCGCCATCGAGCGGGCTTTTTCATGCCTGGAGAAAAAGGAATGCCAATCACCCAGCAACAGCTTCTGCAGATCCTCCCGAGCGCCGGCAAACAAGCCGGCGTTTTTGCGTCCGCACTTACCCTGGCCATGGATCGGTTCCAGATCAACACGCGGCTGCGCATGGCCGCCTTCATTGCCCAGGTCGGTCATGAGTCCGGCCAGTTCCGCTACGTGCGTGAGCTGGGCGGCGACCAGTACCTGAGCAAGTACGACACCGGCACGCTTGCTGCACGCTTGGGCAACACGCCCGAGGCTGACGGTGATGGTCAACGCTACCGTGGCCGTGGATTGATTCAGATAACGGGCCACGACAACTACCTCGCGTGCAGCAAGGCGCTGTTCGGTGACGACCGCCTGCTGCGCACCCCTGAGCTCCTGGAGCAGGCCGAGTGGGCGTGCAAGTCGGCGGCCTGGTTCTGGAATTCGCGCAATCTGAATGCATTGGCCGATGCCAGCGACTTCAACGGGGTCACCCGTCGCATCAACGGTGGTCTGAATGGGCTGGCTGAGCGCTTGGAGTTCTACCAGCGCGCCCTGAAGGTTCTTTCGTAGTTGGGGTTTGAGTCGGCAGAACGCCGTGGATGTGGAGCCCGAGGGCTCCATTTTGACTATCAGGCTGCTTGCTTTCGCTGGATTCGCTGAAGCAGGGAATCCGCAGAGACTGATTTCGGCGGGGCCAGAAGTGCGCCGAGCCGGTAACGCTTGATGATGACCTGGGCGAGCAATGGCGCGGCGATGCCGATCAGGGTGCCGATGATCAGGTGCGCTGCCGGCGACTGAATGCCCATGAGCTTGCTCAGCACCACGCGCACACCGCTGCCGGCAATGACGTGCATCAGGTAAATGGTCATCGAGGTAGCACCGATATGCATCAGCCCCTTTAGGCTCAAGCGGCTCAGGGTCATCGACAGCGCAATCACGAAGCCGATGGAGACCGTGGCCAGGGCCAGCGAGGCCACGCCTTTATCCTCATACAGTAGGCCCATGGGGCCGTGGAACAGATACTGGCCCAGCACAAAGAGCGCGCCCAACGTGCCAGTCAGGGCGGCGTAGTGCTTCTCGAACAGGGCTTTGATGTCGTCAAAGCAAATCCCGAGGATGAAGAAGAAGGCATTGCCCAGGATAAACGTGCTGAGCATGCTCTTCGGCAGATCGCCTTGGATGATGTACAGGGCGCCGAAGGCTGCCAGCAGCAAGGCGCTGCGCGACTTATCGAAGAGCGTGAACAAGACCGAGCTGATGACGAACACCAGGAACAGCGCATACAGGAACCAGAACTGCGCCCGTGGCTCCCACGCCAGCGACAGAACCTCGCTGAATGTCACGCTGCCATTTGTATACTTGGACAGGATGCTCTCAAGTGAGCCCTGTAGCAGCGACCATATAATGTACGGATACAATATGGTATCGACCTTGTTAACAATCAGGCCGGTGGCGCCGCGACTTTTAAACGAGTTGTAGAAAAACAGGCCAGAGAGGAAAAAGAACAGCGGCATGTGGAAGCTGTAGATGATGCTGTCCACCAGCTGAAACAGGTTCTCGTCCATTTGCGCGCCAGCCTTGTGCACGCCTCGCGCCACGTGCCCGTACACCACCAAGATGATGCCGATCGCCTTCGCGTAATCGACCCATGAATTCCTTTCCATTTAAAAATCCTCAAGTGCTCTTGAAAGTTCGGCTGCATTGTACGCAGCGCCGCATCGCTGCGTAGGTCAGTTTTCACATCCGGGGGATTTAAACCCCCGGTCGGTCGTTGTATTCCGTGGCTCGTAGCGGTGTGGTAGCTGAAAAGCTGCTGAAACCGCATTTAGGCGTGACTGATAGTCCCTTTCTAGTCACCCGTTTTTTTGTCGTCGGAAATAGCGTTACGGGCCAGCCGACGAGCTTCGTCCTGTTTTAGTGAATTTCCACCGGGAACCCATGGCACGAATCCTTCTTGTTCAGACCAGCCTTTATAAATATCCTGCGCGGCGCGCTCAGTAGGGTCTTCCTGATTAGTGCGCAGCGGACTACCTTGCAGGCCTTTGCGCTTCAAGTAGTCCAGTGCTTTTTCTGGAAGGTCGTTGTCTGGAGCGGCTTTGCGCAGGCGATGGACTAGTTGACGAACAAGGGCCGACAAGTCGTCCACGCAAGGGGTTCCCTTGCGCAGGGCCTCATTCTCGGACTTGAGTTGGTCAGCCAAATGCCACGGAGTCCAATAACCATCGTCCATTGGCGTCGCCAGTGGCTGCTGCGGACCATTCCAGCGCAACCCATACCGTGGCAATCCCTCACCTTCAGGAGGTCGAGGCGGAAAGCCTGGATGAATGCCCTTGAGCTGGTCGATCTCCGCGAGCAGGGCCAGGACATCAGAAGCTGCCACTGGAATTGCTGGGATAGGATCGAACTCGGCACCGGAATGCTCGGACATCAGTTGCTCGGCCCGAGACTTCATCTTTGCTTTATCGACGGTCATTGCGCTTCTCCATCAATCGAATAGCCGAAATTGCATTTGCTGAAAAAAGCCTCCTCTGCCGACTGAGCGATCTGCTCTGGCGTGCTGTCGTCATCAAGGTCGAATTCGACTGTCTCGCTCCCACTGGGCCACTCACAGTGAACTTCAATTCTCATTGCGCGCTCTCCTTGTTGGCCGGCTCAATCTTGATGCCCATGGCTATGGCTTGGTTGCGCCGAACTTCTTCAGGACTTGGTCCCTTGCTCAGCTTAAGGGCAAGCTCTGCCATCTCGGCAGGGATTGGTCCGGCCTTAGATGGCTCGGCTGGATCTGGCAGAGCTTCGACGATCTGGCGGATATACGTCGGCGCCGTCGTGTTGGTGGACATCGCAAGGCACGGGATGATCTGGCGCAGCAGAGACTCGTAACACGCATTCCGCTGCTCGGCGGCGGTCAGGCGCTGCTTCAACTTGTTTTGCATGGTCGCCTTGGAAATGGTCATGGAGTTCAACCGTTCGAAAGTTTCGTTGGCTCGGTACGCCACATCGTTTTTCTCGCGACTGACCTTGGCCAGTTCTTCCCGCAAAGCATGCTCGCGCTCGCCCGCAGCCGCGTAGGCTTCACGCAGCTGCTCGACCTCGCCGGCATCGGATCGGGTGAAGAGTGGAACCAAGTTGCCCTTTGGTGATTGCTCCCCGAAGGCGTAGCAGCACTCGTCCCCTCGAAGCGTTGCCAGCACATCCGGCTTGATCCACGCCGCCGGCTGCGCCTCGACTGTCAGCCGCTCGGCTGCCGACTCAAGCAACTGGCGGGCCAGGCCGCATACGCCGTTCGGCACCAGCGCGCCTTTGCTATCGAGGGCCAGTAGCGACTTGATGCTGTCGACCAGTTTTGCGTTGTCGCCCTTGAAGCTGTACGGCGTGTTCTCTTCCTTGCTCATCACTCACCCCTTCGTTTATTTGTCGCCGGACTGCCCGGCCTCATTTGCCAGCGCCTCAAGCGCGAACTGCACGGTGTACGGTGCTTTGCGGTACGTTTCGTGGTCGGTGGCCACCAGGTAGTAGCGCAGCGCCCGGTCACTCATGCCGAGGGCGGCGGCTGCCTTTCGCTGGCTGATGCCGGCCTTATCCAGCAACCCGCGCAGATACGCCGGGTCTGGGTTGTAGGTTGTTGCGTCTGGCTTCATTGCGACTGACTCGCTGTGATTGGTAAAGCCCCGGCTAAGGGGCTCTACTGCGGGCGATCATGGAAGAGAAAGCTTTGCCAGCGACCTGGCTGCTTCGAGGTGGTAGCGAACATCACGGACCTGGCCAGGAACGTAGCCGCCGATAAACCCTTGGCCATCGACTTTTGCTGCCAAGTGGCAATTCAATGCGCCCTTCAGCCATTGCATTGCTTCGTTCAGATGGTAGGCCTTGGTCATACGATAATGCTCCGCTATTCGCCGCGCCGGTGTGGCTGGCATGGGCTTACTATAGGAACTATATTCCTATCTTGCAAGAGCCTGAGCAGGATATTTTTCAGCGCTGCCAAACATCGCCGCCGCCTTATCCCCCGACGAGTCGCCATCGGTTGGAATCCAGCGCCCGTATACCCGCTAAGTCTCTTCGAAGAGACCCATAACAGGCGTATCAATCTTGCAAAACTCAGGTACGTGCTTTGCGGCAAGCGAGGCGTATGCTACAGCTGCATCCTGGGCGTTGTGGAAGTATCCGCGCTTAAACTCCCTGCCGAGTACGACTATTTTCGCAAACCATCGTTTCCGATCCTTGCTCCAGTACACGCCTTTGTGGCCGGATGTATTGTGGTTGCCCGGGCCTTTGTTGTGCATGTTTTGAGATGGGCTCGCCAGCCTGAGGTTTGATCGCGTGTTGTTTAGGCCGTTCCCGTCAATGTGATCGACCTGCATATTGGCCGGGCAATTCATTAGGACCCTGTGAAGGTATCCTCTCTTTTGTTTTGCGGCGCCTCGCCCCTTTGGTGTGGTTCTGATGTAGGTATTGGTCCCTTTCCGGTCGACGGCCAATGAATACTTCTCCATCACCCAGGCATCGGCCTCATCAAGCAGAAGCACTTCCCCGCCCGTGAATTCTCTCTGAATCATCTTTCGCTCCATAAAGTTTGTTTGCCTTGGATCCGGCTTCAGGGTCAGCCGATGGCATCCATCGACCGTAAATCCTGCTAATCATGAGAAATGATGCGTGCCCCATCTGCTTGGCCACCCACATAGGATGCTCGCCCGCGCTCAGCATCATTGAGGCGTAGGTGTGCCGGGTCTGGTACGGGTTCCGGTAGCGCACGCCTGCCCGGCGGATGGTCGGCCCCCAGAATGACTTCCTGATCTCCTGGTCGCCATTGAATGCCCGGTTGTGCCTCGGGTCGTGGAATACGGCCTTCCCTTCTATATAGGTGTGCTCGCGCTGGGCCTTCAGTGCCTCGAACGACATGGGCAGCAGGCGCACGCTACGCACCCCGGCCGCTGTCTTCGGCGTCTCTGCCTCGCTGGCCGCCGCCGTCAGCCCCCGCGACACCCTCACTTCCCCGCGATGCCAATCAATGTCGCCCCACTCCAGCGCGACCAGCTCCGACGTTCGCAGGCCGGTCCAGAAGGCGAACTGCAACAGGTTCCGATACTGCCCGGTCGCTGCCGCCAGAATGGCCCGCTGCTCGTCCGGACTGAATGGGTCGATCTCGTCCTCGGTGCGCGGCCTTCCCTTCACTGAATACGTCCAGCCTGCCAACGGGTTCGACTCGATCAACTCGTCGTCCACGGCATCGCTCAGGGCTGACCGGAGGCAGCTTTGCACGTTGGCCAGCCGCTTGTTCGTCGCCGACATCTTGGCCATGGCCGCCTTGACCTCTTTGCGCGTGACCGATGCCAGCGCCAGGCTACCCAGCGCCGGGACCAGAACCCCCGCAACGATCTTGCGGTAACCGTCCAGCGTCGAAGCCTTCAGGATTCCGGCCTTTCGCTCAAGCCACTCATCCAGGTACTGGCCCAGCGGAACCTGCCCGGACTGGCCGACAGCCGATGCCGCCCGCTTCGACCGGGGAAACGCCTCAGCATATTCAAACTCGCCCCGGTGAATCGCCAGGTCGATCGAGGCCTTCTGCTGCTGCGCCCGCTTCAGGTTGGCCGGCGTAGGCTCCAGCGGCAGGCGCTCACGGCACTGCTTGCCGTCGACCATGAACGAGATCTCGATACTGCTTTTCGATGCCGCACGCACCCCGCGCTTCGCAGCCATACGCCACCCCTGACGAATTCGTTTTCATTGGCCGACAGTTTAGACCTGTGCCGCGCGTGGCGGCTGTTAGGCTGTTGCAAACATGTCGATTTGCTGTGCTGCAGCGTCTCGGTTTTCGATAGCCTCCACTATCCTGCGATGGGCCGTATCGAAGTAGCCAAGCCGGTTTCCGTTCTCGTCTAGGTCGCGCTCGATGCCAATGAAGCGGCGGCCAAGTTGCATGCAGGCCACGCCTGTCGAGCCGCTGCCCATTGAATTGTCCAGCACCATATGACCCGGCTTGGTGTATGTCCTTATCAAAAACTCCATCCATGCAACGGGCTTCTGAGTCGGATGAAAGCTGCCGGACTGTTTGTCGCTCGAGAAGAACTGCACCGATCGCGGGTACCGATCTGTCGAGTCGTATTCGGACAGAGCCAGGGCTTTGCCGTAGCACTCCGAGTTGACCGTCTTGCGCTTGCTGGTCTTGCGTTCATGCCCACTCGACATCTGCGGGGTATACACTGGCTGCTGGCGGTAGAAGACCTGGGCGCTTTCATGCGCACGAAGCGGCTGTTTTTTTGCGTTCAGGAAGCCAGTGGCGTTGCCTTTCTCCCAAATCCACTCATACCGGTAGTGCCTTGGATTGCTGGCCACGCACAGCGAAGAGAAGGGCTGGGCTGCGCATAGAACAATGGCTGCCTCAGGCCTGGCGATCCGCAGATACTCGCGCCACAGTGGCTCGAAGGGGATTATCACGTCCCAGGCGCACTGGGTTGTTCCGTATGGAAGGTCGGCCAGCACCATGTCGACGCTGGCGTCTGGCAAATTCTTCATCACCTCCAAGCAGTCGCCGAGATAGAGTTCGTATTCGCTCATCACTCAATCCCCTTGTAGTTGGTGCTGATCCGATCAGCCACGGCTTCCAGCCTCTCGGCCATCGACCACATATCGTTATTGTCCCGGCGCGATACGACCCGGCACCGGTGGACGTTGCGGCCTATCAGGATCTTGGCGGCCAGCCGGATAAGCCAGGCTTCGACCTTTCGGCGCAGAAGGCCGTCGCGCGGGATCATAGACACCCCGCGCAGTCTTCAAGAAGTCCGTCATAGTCCCGCTTCAGCCGGTCGCGCTCACTGGTCAGCGCCTCAGCCTTGCGATGGATGTAACGGGCGATTGTCTCGCCTGGGCGCATGTCGGCGGCTGGCGTGCCTCTGAGCACGGCTTCCCATTCATGAACGGTCAGTTGCTCGGTCATGGCGTCACCTCGGCCGGGGCCTTTTCGTAGAAGTGATCTTCCGGCGGCCCGTAGCATGCGGTCCTCAGGTATTCGCAGACTTTATTGGCGTCTTCTTCGGTCGGAGTTGTTCCAGCGGCGCGGGGAACATTTCCAGCTTTCCCGCCTTGGTATCCAATCCCGCCGAGAACGTTGTCTTCGCTTGGGATATCGGTCAGATACCATCGCTCACAGGGGTCGCCATTGCTCGCCGACTTGTAGATCACGTAGCTCATGCCTTCACACTCCAAACGCTGCCGTCTACCAGGTCACCGCGGCGAACAAACTTCGCCCCGCCCGTCAGGTGATGCAGGATCGCGAACTCTGCAGAAGTGCGAGCCAGCGCGTAGGTGCGCCCGGTCGGGCGGTGGGTGTAGGTTGTGGTTTCCATGCTCAGTTCTCCATCTGAAGGCCGCTATTTAAGGTCGAGAAGCATCTGTGTCTTTTTGTTGGCGTCGATGATCGCTTCGATATGCTGATCTTTGATCTTTTTCCAGCTTGCGAGCGCCTTCCCGTGATGGCTGGCCTTTTCCTTGTCGCTTTCCATCGCTGATACCGCCTCAGCAAGAGCATCCATAGCGCTACGGCTTTTTCTCTGGAGAAGGTCGGCCATGTAATCGAAAGCCGCGATGTACTTCAGCTTCCACGACAGTGCACGCTTTCCGGTGAAGCCCATGGCCAGCAACGAGAATCCTTTTTCATCCATCAGGTACTCCCGGTACTCGCGATTCATCTCGTTGATGAAATTGCTTTCGGCGAAGTATTCACTCCCCAAATTTGGGGACTGCTCGTTTACGTCGCGGATTAGGCGCTCGATATCACGCATTACGTGGTCGTGACGCTTGCCGAAGTGCTTCGCGATATCGATAGACCGAACGCGTGCCGATTTGCCGTGTTGCGAGATTTCAACTTCCATAGGTCCGCCCGTCAGTTGTCAGTTCGTGTATTGATTCTAGTCCCCCTGAAGGGACCGCACAATACACGGATCGTCAATTGATCGATTTAATTACCGTGCGGCAGGCGGCTTGGCTCGATTACTTCGCACTCACCGTCATCACTGTGAGTACGCAAAGCCTCGCGACGGGACTTATTGTCGAATTCTTCGCGCCACGTTTTGGTAACTTCAAAACCGTGGCGCGGTGGCGTCAGAAACTCGATCAATTCGGCGTCAGTCATGGCGTCCATCTTGAGGATGGCCAGCTGCATGACTTCGCTGATTTCTTCGGTGCCTGATCGCTCCCGGATGCGGTCCATCGCCTGATGGATGCCGACCCTGACCCGGTGACGCAGCTCTTTCTCGTCGTACTGCTCGCGCTTCTTCGCGGCCTTCGCTGACCGCTCCTGCGTACTCTTCGCCATATCCCTATCCCTTATCCTGCAAAGCGCGTGCGGTATTGCACGATGTCGCGGACTGTCGAGGCTCCGCACCCGTAGATCTCGGCAAGAAAGCCGTAGCCCTTGCCGCCGGTTTCGTAGATGGCCCGCATTTCGGCAACCTGTTCGCTGGTCAGATTCGACCGGTGATGCGATGCGCCGGCTCTGTGCCCGCTGGGCGCCCTGGTTATCCGGCTCATAATTCGTCGTCCCGGCAGATAGCCTCTGCCCACTTGATCGGAGACGAACAGCGGATAACCTTGTTGATGTGCGGTCGGCAGGCGATGCGGACCTTATCGCGCACTGAGTAGGCTGAAGCCTTGATGGCCGCGTCGGTCCCGTGAATCCGGTAGGCGAGCAGCAGGATCAGGATCGCGTCCATCATCGTTAACTGGTGGCTGGTATTTGGCATGGTCATGAGGGATACCACTGGCAGGTAGTTCGTGTTGTGATTGGCGCGCCCGCAGGCGCGCCCTGGTTCGGATCATTCGCACTGCGACGGTCCCGGGAAGGCGATGCGGTAGGTGTTAACCAACCGGTCCATCTTGTGCCACCCGATGCCGACCTGCTTTTGGCACTGCTTCTTCGTGAGGCCAGTCTTTGCGAGCGCCTTGATCCGATCGACCAGAACCTTGTCCTCGATCGGGTTTGCCTGCCTGCTGCCAGGGCTGGTCCCGGCACCATTGCGCAGCTGAATTCCTGAAAGCTTGCAGACCTTCGTTATCCGGTCCTGAGAAATGCCCATGCGCTTGGCCATTTCCGTTTTGGTCATCGTCGCGCTCAGCGTTCGGATTTGATCGGCCATCTGTCGTAGCTCGATCTCTTCCTGCGTCAGCCGAGGCTCGATGCGCGGGGGTAGCGGTTTGAATTCAAAGGTTTGCAGCACGTCGATCTTTCCGCCCGAGCGTAGGAACGCTTCTTGTGCAGCGGCCAGTGTCGATCGGTCCATCACTCGTAGGTCGTTGTATTGGTTCATGTTTCACCCAAAGAAAAGGGCGCTCAGTGGCGCCCTTTGGTCGGTTACTTGGTCGGTTATTTGGTCAGCGCCTTGCGTAGGTACGGATCAACGTCTGGCTGGCCGAGCAGCCAGGATTTGTAACTGGCCGGAATGTCTTCGATTTTCGATCCGGCGTGCTTGCCGAACCGGATCACGGTTGGAATGCGCGCCTCTTCGGAGATCATCCAGAGGTCTTCGAAGCTGAAAACCGCTGAGCCGTTGCGGGCGGCCAGTTCCTCAAGGATCTTGACCAGAAGCCGGCGGCAGTTGTGCACGTCGTCAAGCGCCGCGTGAGCGTTCTGCAAGAGCCCGCGCGCATACTCCCGATAGTGCAGGTAGATCATCGCCGACTGGCTGTGCGAGTCAGCATCCGGCCAGAGCGCACGGCTCAGCGCCTGGGTGCAGATCCGCTTAACGTCCGGCTGGCCGATCACGCCCCAGTCATAGTCGACGTTGTGGCCGATGATGTAGGTGGTGCCTTCAGGTAGCGCGAAGTCGGTGTGCGGCGGGCAGTCGACCAGTTCTTCGTCGTAGATGTGGCTGGTGGCCAGCGCGCCCAGCTCGATCGGCTTCGACGGCTTGTAGCGCTGCAGGAATTCTTCGGTGACTTCCAGGGTCTGGATGTCGGCGAGTTTGAGATAGGCGCCTTCGACCATTTGCGGGTCTTTCAGGCCGGTAGTCTCGGAATCGAAAATAATTGCTGTCATGTGTTACCCCTGTATAGCTGCTGGTTTACCGATGCCTGGATGTCGGCATCGGCTTGATTTCAGGCCGGATCGGTTCGAATCAGAACGGGATATCCGGATCATATTGCGAGTCATCAGGCTGATGCGCCGGTTGCTGAGCCCTTTGCTGCGATTGCTGGCGTGGCGCCGATTGCTGCTGATCACCGTCTTGAGGTTTTCCGCCGAGAAGCTGCATGGTGCCCTGCATGTCCACGATGATTTCCGTGGTGTAACGCTTGACTCCGTCTTTTTCCCACTCGCGGGTCTGCAGCTTGCCTTCGATGTACACCTGCGAACCTTTACGCAGGTACTCCCCGGCGATCTCGGCGACCTTGCCGAACAGTGACACGCGGTGCCATTCCGTCTTCTCGACCTTCTGCCCGGATTGCTTGTCGGTCCATTGCTCGCTGGTGGCCAAGCTCAGGTTGGTTACTGCGTTGCCGTTGGGCATGTAACGAACATCCGGGTCTTGCCCGCATGTGCCCACAAGGATGACTTTGTTAACTCCGCGTGCCATGTTTCTCTACCTCGATTGGATGCCCCGGCGTCTGCCAGGGCTTGAATGGTTATGCCGCCTGAGAAAGCTCAGCCTTGCGTTGATCCTTCGCTTCGTTGAGCTGGGCCAGCATCGCCGGATCGGTCTGCGCTGCCCGATAAGCCACGGAGTACAGCGACTGCAGCTCCTGCATCGTTTCAGCCACCGGGATCTTCGAAATCGCATCCTCGACAACGGATCGGTCGACTTCCGCCTGCTTCTTGCCATCGTTCAACCAGGCGATAAGCCGGCGGCCTGTGTCCGCGCTGATCACCTCCGGCTGCTCGAAGAGCCTGGTCCGATCCTTGGTGGCGATCGCCACGTTTCCGTCATGGACCAGGTCCAGAACGACGGTGAACTCGTAGTCGCTGCCCTCTCGCTGCTCCGACTTCATGCCGAGCTTGATGATCTTTTTCCCTTCGCCCTGCACTGTTTCCGTCTTGCTGCGCATGGTGCAGATGATGTGCAGGGGGCTGGTCAGAATGGTGTCGACCAGCTTGCGGTGGCGCGGCGTGGTTTCGTTCCAGGCCGACCAGGTGTTGCCCTTGTACTTTTGCTTGGCGATCGAATCGTTGATCTCTAGGCAGCCACCGGCACCGATCCACTCATGCGAGTAGCTGTCGATGATCAGCACCGAATAACCGCTCGCCTCGGCGGACTTGATCGCCTCGATGTAGCGCTCGGGCGAGTACGGTGCGCTCAGGCTCGTAACGTCGAACTCGGCGTCCTCGGCATACAGCGATGCGCTGTCGTGCTCGGTGTCGATTACTGCGATGCGTCCGCCAAGGCCGGTGGCCAAGAGCAGAGCGGAAAGGGTCTTGCCTGATCCAGAAGGGCCAGAAAGAGCGAGCCGTAGCCTCGCTTGCTTACGTTCGGCTTTCTTGAACATGGTGTTTTCCTCGGTTAAATCGGTTGGTTGTCCCACTGACGTTCAATCTTGAGCGCCTCGTCTTCGTACTCTTTGCGTTCATCGCCCTGGAACTGCTCAGGGTCGAACGCGCCTACCGTCATCCAGTCGAGCTGGGCGGTCAGTCGTGGTGTGCTCATACGAGCCTCAGAAGCTGATGGAAATGTTCGGCACTTCGCCGCGGTAAATTTTCAGAACGAGAGCCTTTGCCAGTTCTTCGGTGACGTTCATCGACATGATCGCCAGCTTCGCTTCGCCCATGATTTTCGACTTGTGCGCCTTGTCGGCCTCGCGCTCTTGCTGCTGGCGGATGATCTCGGCCGCGGCATCGTCTGCCCGCTTCTGCTCATCCAGGCGTGCTTTCTCGACTGCCTGCTCTTGCCGGACTGCTGCCTCTTTGCGCTCACGCTCGGCGCGCTGGTCGGCTTCTTCCTTTTCGCGCTTTGCCTGCTCGGCCTTGCGTTCAGACTCGGCCGCAGCCAGCTTCAGGTCGTTCTCGCGCTTGGCTGCTTCGTCCCGCTCACGCTGCGCCTTCTGATCCGCCTCGATGCGCGCCTTCTCGGCCGCCTCATTGGCGATTCGTTGCTCGCGCTCTTTCTGCTCGCGGGCGTCAGCCTCGGCTCGCAGCCTGACCAGTTCGGCCTGTTCCGCCTCGTACTGCTCTTGGTCGGCCAATGCCTTGCGCAGGATCACCAGAGAGGCAGCCTTTGCCCGGTGTGCGTCGGCCTCGAACTCTTCCAGCTCCTGGTTGATCTCCAGGCTGTCCAGGTCTTGAACCTTGGCGCCGATCAGTGCAGCGCTCATGCCAGCGGTGTCGGTGTTTTCGATGTGCGCGATCACGGCCTTGTGCGCAGCGACCCGGGCAGCCTCTTTTTCCTCCCACTCATTCAGCGGGCGACGGACCTGATCCTGAAGCGCTTCCAAGGTTTCGCGCACCCGCTTGCGCTCGGCGTCGATCAGCTTCGGGACTTCCTTCAGCTCGGCCACCAGCTTCTTGCCGGCGTCGTCCAAGGCCACTTTCGACTTCGCGACCTTGTGGGCAATCGAGGCGATGGCCGCGCGACCCTTGGCGGTGCTGGTGTCTGGAACGAATGCCAGAACCTCGTCGCGGATCTTTTGCAGCCACGGCTCCAGGCCGTTCGGTGCGCTGTACACGGCCAGCGCGGTTTCCTTTGGTGGCACGGTGGCCAGTTCAGTCGTTGCGTTCATGTTCACCCCTTGTACGTCGATGGTCCCGTGCAAGGGACTTTGAGAAATGTTGTCATTCAGGCCGAAGAAGTCGCCGATCTGTTCGACCGCCGCATTGATCCGCACCTGGGCGGCCTTGCGTTCGGCCAGTCGGATCGATTCCCGCTCAGCGCTGCGGGCGGCGCTCGCCTCGTAGTCGTGGAAGAAGTCAGCCGAAGCCTGCTTGGGTCTGCCCCATGCGTCATACCGTCGATCCCATTCCCGGGCCTGGGCGCTGTCTGCGTAGCTTGTTGACATGGTTGCCTCCCAAGGTTGGGCGGGTTGATTTATTCGGTTGTAAATTCTTCGCCGCAGGAGTTGCACTTGTATCGGCAAAGGTCTTGGTCGTCTGGCTTGTGGAACACGTTGCACCCGCAAGCACATCGGAACCCTTTGCCGGCGACACTCAGCAAGAACTGATGCAGCTTCCCATCCGGCATAAGCACGGGCTGGCGATCACTCATTTCAAACTCCTTCTCAGGCGATGTACCCGCCCGGCATGGTGGTTACGACGCGCTTGGCCACAAGGTCGTGCATTCGGCCCTTGGCGCAGTCGTGCAGATCAGGCCGTGATTGCTTGCGTACTGTCTTGCGTGGGTTTGCGTTCATGGCTCAGTCCTCAGTAACTGGTCACCGATGATGCGCAGGCGGTTGCGGATGCGGGCGCCTTGGGCGTTGATCTCTTTGCGCTCATCCATCAGGCGGGCTGCTTGGCGGATCGGCGCGTCGTCTTCCGGCTCGTAGTCGGCGTCTCGATTGCCGAGCACGGTGTCGACCGTGTACAGCCAGCCATGCCAGAGCACGACCATTCCCGGGTTGCCGGCTTCGCGCTCGTCGTCGATGTATTCCTGCCGGATCGACTTGAGGTCGAATTCCTCGTCAGGATGTGCGGCGTGCAGGTCACGGAATGCCTGGCTGTTATCGCGCAGCGCTTTCCGGTGCCGGGCGTATGCCTTGGCCAGCTCGACGAGCTTTGCCTCTGCTGTCTGCGTCATGGTCGTGCTCTCACGGCGATTCGACCGGTCTTGATGGCAGCCACAAGCTGCGGCGGCAGGGCGGTTACTGGAATCTCGCGGGGCAAGCCGGCTCCGATTACAGCAAGGCTTCGCTCGATCTCATCAAGCTGCTCATCGATCAGTGATTTAACTGGTGCGGTGCTCATGCGTGCATCCTCTCGGTGGCGCTGCAAAGGCGGGAGACGCGAGCGCTTCGGGCCGCCGTGAGACTGCTGATCATCTGGCCTGACTCTTCATGGCCGATGTCCCCGGTAAAAAGCGCGTAGGAGACCATGCCTGTCAGGTAATTCAGTTCCGACTCGCTGCCAACCAGGTCGCCGGCGGGCATGGCGTGGATCTTTTTCAATCGTTCATCGAAAACCGCTCTCGCTGTGGAGTTGAACATTTAAGTAACCCTCGGTGACGTGGAAGAGACCGCTAATTTCGTGCTTTAAAGGCGGCTGTGATGGCGGAAGGTGCGAGCCGAGCCGCTGCCGTGCATGCGCTGCTGGGATTGGCGATACGTCCTGGTGCCCGGATATACAGCCGAGTCGCCCATCGCCTTGGTGACGAACAGGCCGCGAAGGCTCAGTGCGTCAATTTCAATTTCGTCGCCCAAGAGGGCTACACCTGTTTCATTTTTCATGTTCCTGTACCCCTGCTTGCGTTGGTTGGTTGATTTCCCAATGCACCCGGGCAACCAGGTGCATCAGTGAAATGTTCCGTGCTTCCGGCAAACCTTGCGCGCCGATCTCTCGAACGCGGAAGCAGGCCGTGTTGCGTACTGTTCCCAGGATCTCGTCCTGGGTCTGTCTTCAGCGATGTTAAAGAGCGAGTCGTTATGGTCTCTTGCAAGGGAGCTGCGAGGGACCGCTTCGATGGGTTAAAGGTAACTCTAGGTTGCGAGCCTGTAAAGTACTTTCGATGAAATAATTTTTAGGTTGCGGGAGACCGCAAAGGGACTAGACTTGACGAAATACCGTTGAAGACTCCGCAACCGTTAGTTACCATGGGACATCAACCAGCGTGGGAGTCGTTCATGCAAGGTGTTCCGCTAAAGCAGTTGGTTGCAGAGCTTGGCCCGGCCAAGGTAGGGAAAATGCTCGGCGTTAGCCACCAGGGAATAACGAAGGCGGTAGAGGCAGGACGGGAAATTCTCGTCACCGTGCTACCGGACGGAAAGGCAAAAGGGACCGAGCTTAGCGACTTCCCGAAAGCAAAGAAGAAAGCAGCACCAGACTGATAAACGTAAAACAAAGGGGCTTATATGGCATACGTACCAGAAGAACTGATGCACGAAAGGCAGATCAAGGTCCGACTCGTCGATAGCGAGTACAAAGAGTGG